CTCTGGACGACGTAGCATCGCTTCCAGCCTGTCGTGCTTTGCCGGCCGCGTGCTGGAAGTTGGATTCAAGGTAGGCCGGGTGGCAGAGATTGAGGGGATGTCATAGGCTTGGGCATATCCCGGCGCCTCCCGCCAGTTCTTCCAGTCGTCGGGGTCGTTGTCGCGCCAGCCGCCCTCCGGCGGTAGCCAGATGCGACCGTTGTAGGAGATCCGGGCGACTACCTGATTGCCCTTGAACACAGGCGGTGAGGGGAAGTTCCCGCCACCAAGGTTATGGCGCACGATGTAGGCGCGCGCGGCTTCGGCTGCCTGCTGCAGCGTTTCGACCATGATCTCCTCGGTCGGAGACATCGGCTGATATGGGTCTTGGCCGAAGTCCGGATTGCCGACCGAGCGCAGGGTGATGCGGTACATCAGCCGATGATCCGATATACGCGACCGCGGTCGTCGACCTTGTCGGACTCGACTTTGAGTCCGAGCTTCTTCTTCAGCGCGCCGGCGATGGCGCCTCGCACTGTGTGTGGCTGCCATGCCAACGTCTCGACGACTTCGGCGATGGTGGCGCCATCGGGGCGCTTCAGCATGGCGATCAGCTGTGCTTGCTTGCTCTCGGCGCGCTGCGGAGGCTTGGGCTGCTTGGCAGCGGGCTTCGAGGTGGTGCGCTTGGCGACGGACTTGGTCGTGGCCTGCTTGCGGGTTGTCTTCGACATGGTGGCTGCTCCTTGGTGTGGGCCGCGACCATCGCGGCTCCTACTGACCGGAGCCCCGCCAGCCTGAGCCGGTCGGGGCGGTCTGGAGCGTGTGGTGCTAGTCGGCGTGCTCGCCTTCCTTGAAGGCGCTGTCGGTGATGCGCTTCAGCAGCTCGGCGTAGTGGGCGAGGGTGCCGACGTGGCCCCAGTTGACCTCGTCGGGCGCGACGTTGAAGTGCTCGTCGCTCAGCGTCTTGAGGCGCGCGAGCATCGTGTCGATCTCTGTCTTCTTGGCAACGTAGGCGTCGAGGGCGGTGCGGCGCATGTCGGTCTCCGTTGTTGGTGACCGCATAAGCGCTTCAATCGCGGCGCGAGCCAAGCACACAAGCGGATCATTCGATTGCTTTGTTGGGAGCAACACGATCATGGGATTACAGGCGTTGCAGCCGCGCGTTGGGCACGCGAATCTGCGCACTGCGGCACTGCCACCAAAGGTCGCGGACTCGTTCTACTCGTCGCCCGCTTGGATCGCGCTGCGCGATCGTGTTCGACGCGAAGCAGGTGGACGATGCGAAGTACCAGGTTGTGGTCGCATCGAGCGACGCATGATCGTCGATCACATCGTGGAGCTGAAAGACGGAGGCGCGCCGCTGGATCGAAGTAATGCCCGGTTGACGTGCCGAACACACCACAACCAGAAAACCATCGCCGAACGCGCGAAGCGCACGGCGCGGAGGCCGGGGGGACCTTGATCCTTGGGGCTTTTGGGGCGCGCTGCCGGACGGGGGCTCACGCAGAGAATTTTTCCCGTCTGCCAATACCTCCAAGAATAGGCCCGTTTCGGGGCCTCCAGCTGAAGGGCAACAATGACCGCTAAGAGGGAGCAAAGCCGCCGTGCCGGCAAAGAATCCGGCGCGGTCGCCGCGACTGAGGCCAGGTGGCCGGCCGACGCCGTGGAGCGACGGTCCGTGACGGCGCTGTTGCCCTACATTCGCAATGCCCGGACCCATTCCGACGAGCAGGTCGCCCAGATCGCGGCCTCGATCCGCGAATTTGGGTGGACTTTTCCAGTCCTAATCGATGAGGCCGGAACGATCATCGCCGGCCACGGGCGCGTGCTGGCAGCTCAGAGGCTGGGGCTGACCGAGATCCCGGTGATGGTGGCGGCCGGTTGGTCGGAGGCCAAGCGCCGGCTCTACGTCATTGCCGACAACAAGCTGGCGCTGAATGCTGGCTGGGACGAGGAGCTGCTGTCGCTGGAGATCGGCGACATGAAGGGCATGGGGTTTGACCTCACCCTGACCGGTTTCGGCGAGATAGAGCTGGTGAAGTTACAGCTCGGCGCCAATGGCGATGGCGACCCAGACGAGGCCCCCGAGCCGCCGGCCGAGCCGATCAGCCGTCCGGGTGACCTCTGGATCTGCGGAGAGCACCGTGTGCTGTGCGGTGATGCGACGGTCCGCGCCGATGTCGATCGACTGCTCGACGGCGAACTGGCGGACATGGCCTTTTGCGATCCACCGTACGGGGTGAACTACGCCAACTCGGCCAAGGACAAGCTGCGCGGCAAGAACCGGCCGATTCTGAACGACAACCTCGGAGAGGGCTTCGGCCCGTTTCTCCAAGCCGCGAGCGCCAACATGCTCGCTGTTACCAAGGGCGCGATCTACATCTGTATGTCATCGTCGGAACTCGACACGTTGCAGAAAGCGTTTCGTGGGGCCGGCGGCAAGTGGTCGACCTTCGTGATCTGGGCCAAGAACACCTTTACGCTCGGCCGCGCCGACTACCAGCGCCAGTATGAGCCGATCCTTTATGGCTGGAAGGACGGCGCCGAGCACTACTGGTGCGGCGCGCGCGACCAGGGCGACGTGTGGCTTTTCGACAAGCCGCATAAGAACGACCTGCACCCGACGATGAAGCCGGTGGCGCTGGTTGAGCGTGCCATCAGGAACTCTTCGAAGAGCCGGGATATCGTGCTCGATCCCTTCGGCGGGTCAGGCACGACGATGATTGCTGCGGAGCGAACGGGGCGGCGGGCGCGGCTGCTGGAACTCGATCCGCGGTACGTCGATGTGATTGTGCAGCGGTGGCAGGGGACGACTGGTGCTCGTGCCTGTCACGCCCTCACGGGTGACCAATTTCCAACGACTTAAGCAGCCTTCCGCTTGCGTTCCACGGTCTTCGTGGCCCGCCTGGCGGGTGGTTGGACGGCAAGGGAGAAGCCAAGCGACCGGATAACACCGAGCAGAGTCGTCAGCTTGGGGTCGCCGGTGGGGCTCAGTGTCTTGTAGAGCGCCTCGCGCGTCACACCTGCGCCCCGCGCAACTTCAGCCATTCCCCGCGCTCGTGCAATGACGCCAAGGGCGTTGGCGATGTACCCGGCATCGCCCGACTCCAGGGCGTCGGTCAGCAACTCGGCCTGAGCCTCGGCGGAACCAAGGTAACGGGCCGCATCAAAGGCGATCGTCTTCGTAGCCATCTTCAGTCCTCCAAGTCCGCCGCCAGTGCCTTGGCCGCCCCGATATCACGAGCCTGCGTACGTTTATCTCCGCCGCACAGCAAAACAATCAGGATCTTGCCACGTTGCACGAAGTACATTCGATAGCCGGGCCCGTAGTCGACCCGTAACTCTGAGACGCCATCGCCAACTGGTTTGACGTCTCCGAGGAGACCCGACTGCAAGCGCACGATACGCTGGGCAATGCGCTCAGCAGCGCGCTGGTCGGCAAGTCGTTCCAGCCAGCGGCTGAAGACAACGGTCTGGCGTACCTCGAACACGTGTAACCTCTAGGTTACTGATGTTGAGGCGTCAACTGCAGATTACAAATGCAACGGTGCGCCAGATGGCGCCCAACCATAGGATTTACAAGTGACCCGCCCTGGACGCGGTCGGCCTGCGCACACGCCGACCGACGAAACCCGCAACATGGTCGAGTCCCTCTCGGGCTTCGGCATCCCCCAGGACGAGATCGCCCGCCTGGTCGGCATCGACCCGAAGACGCTGCGGTTCCACTACGCCGACCAGATCGAACTGGGAGGCATCAAGGCTACGGCCAAGGTGGCGCAGAACCTGTTCACCATGGCGTGTAAGCCCACCCGCGAGGGTCTGTCGGCCGCGATCTTCTGGCTGAAAGTGCGGGCCGGTTGGTCGGAGTACGCGCCGAAGCGCGTGGAGGAGCCGCTGGGCAAGAAAGAGGCTGCGGAGCGCGATGCGCTGACGGCGGGCGAGGGCAACGAGTGGGGCCGGCTGGTTAACTGAGATGGAGCCGTGGTCGCTGGCCGTACCGGATTGGCGCGAGCGCATCCGGACGGGGCGGACTCTGCTGCCGGAGCTGCCGCACCTTGTCGAGCGCCTCGCTGAGATGGCCCGTGATATGGAAATTGT